ATTATTTCTGTTCGCGCTGATTTAACTTATCAGCAAGGTCTTCGTAAGATGTGGTCGCGTTCTACGCGTTATGACTTTTACTTCCCTGTGTTTGCTATGCTTGGTGAGCAAGCTGTTTTGAACAAGGAGATTTATTGTGATGGTTCTGCTAATGATTCTTCGGTTTTTGGATATCAGGAGCGGTGGGCTGAGTACCGTTATAACCCTAGCCAGATCACCGGCCTTTTCAAGTCGACATCGGCTGGCACTATCGACCCATGGCACTACGCGCAGAGATTTACATCTCTGCCTACTCTTAACTCTACTTTCATTCAAGATACGCCCCCATTGGCGCGTAACCTCGCGGTGGGCGCTGCGGCTAATGGACAGCAGTTACTTTTGGATGCCTTCTTCGATATTCGCGCCGCGCGTCCGTTGCCGCTTTACTCGGTTCCTGGTCTCATTGACCATTTCTGATTATGTTCGGCATTGATGATGCTTTGTTGATGGCTGGAGGCAACTTTTTAGGTGGCCTCCTTTCTAATCAACAGAATCGACAAGCGGCTTCGTCCGCTCAAGATTTCTCTGCCCAGCAGTATGCAACCCGTTATCAAACGCAGGTTGCTGATATGAAGGCTGCTGGTTTGAACCCTATGCTTGCTTACCAGCAGTCTCCGGGTTCTGCACCCCAAGGTGTTTCTTATCAGGCTCAGAATCCTATGGCCAATGTGGCTTCTTCTTATCAGGCTGTTAGGGCTGGTCAGGTTTCACCTTCCCAGACTGTTTTAAACGAGGCTTCAGCGGGTCAAGCCGCTGCGAGTGCTCGTGTTGCTGATGCTACTGTTGACAAGATTAAGGTTGAGATTCCTAACATTACATCTTCTACTATTAATTTAGCTGAACAGCGTAATGTTATTGTTGAGACTGCCAGGCTTGTTGCGGAGCAGGTTGGTTTGACCAAGGAGCAGTCTTGGCAGACTCAGACTCAGGCTAATTTGAATTCTGCCCAGCGTCAGCAGGTTATGGCTATTATTGAGAAGTTAGGTCGTGAGACTAAACTTCTTGATTTTGATGTTTCGGCTGCGTCCGAGTTAGGCAATGTTGGTCGTGAAGCGACTCAACTTAAGCCTATTTTTGATATTATTCGTGGTGTATTACGTAAGTGATTATTCCTTTTTTTGATTCTTTTATTTTTTCTTTTTTTTTGTTTTTTTGTTTTTTGTCTTTGGTATTTTCTAAGTTTTATTTTCGTTTTTTTTGGTATTTTCTTTATTTTTGTTTTTTTGTTTTTTTATTTTGGAGTTTTTATTATGTCTAGATCTATTTTTGTTCGTAGTGGTATTAACTACGATATGTCTGCGGCTTCTTTGGAGTCCGCTTTGGTCTGTAAAGACCCTTCTTTGACTCAACAGCAATTTGCTCTTGAGTCTGATATCAACACTATTGTTGATACTTTTATGAAGACTGGTCATCTTCCTGACCCAGTCTCTATGCCCCAGTATGTTGATTACGAGGGCGTTTTTGATTTTCAGTCTGCTATGAACGTTGTTCGTGCTGCTGATGAGAACTTTATGCGTATGGACGCTAAGATTCGTTCTCGTTTCCATAACTCCCCTCAGGAGTTTTTGGAGTTTTTTGCCGATCCTGTTAATCAGGAGGAGGCTATTCGGTTGGGATTGGCTGTTGCCAAACCGACCGTTTCGGTCGCACCAGCGACCGATTCGGTTCCGCCGTCCAAGGCGGAGTGATGGATAAGTACAGTTCGCTACTTGATGTAACTGTACTTATTGACACCTTTTCATGTTTTTATGTATCATCGTTTTAATTGGAGAATTTTATGAAGCCTTTGTCCCGTTCATCTGTGTCTAAATCAGCCTCTTCCGCGCAGTTTCGCGGTAATGTAGGGCGTACCAAGGGGGCTAACATTATGGCGGCCCCTATGCGTGGCGGAATTCGTTTATAAGCGTTTGTGTGTACCACACAATGGCAACACCCTACACACGGCCCCATCAAGTGCGGCCAGTGCATAGAGTGTCGCTTGGCTTACTCGAGGGAGTGGGCGATTCGCATCACTCACGAACAGGCGATGCACGAGGTGTCTTGTATGCTCAACCTCACATATAGCCCCGAGCATCTTCCTGAGCATGGCCAGCTTTGGAAGGAAGATTTGCAGCGTTTTTTTAAGCGGTTGCGGAAGGCCGGTTTTAATTTTAAGTATGTTGCTTCGGGAGAATACGGTGATGTTTCCAGACGTCCTCACTTTCATATTGCGTTGTTTGGCGTGGACTTTGGCGATGACCGCCGCGTTTTTGGTTGTAGTTCTAATGGTGAACGGACTTACATTTCTGATGCAGTTACTAAGCATTGGCGTTACGGCCAGCACTTAATTGGCAGTCTTAATTTTGAGAGCGCTGCCTATATCGCTAGATATATTTTGAAGAAGGCTAAGGGTTCGCAGATTGCGCCCCCTTTGGCTGTTTTGGATGATGGCGAGATTATTCGTCCCAATTCCGAATTTCTTTGTATGTCTAAGGGTATAGGTCGTTCTTGGTTTCGTGAGTATTTCATGACGGATGTTTTTCCTCATGCTGGTGTTATTACGCAACAGGGTTCTAGGGCGCCGGTCCCTAGGTTTTATAAATCACTTTTGAAGGAGTTGGGCGAGGATTTGAGCCTCGATATGTCTTTTCGTTCTTCTAGCCGTGCCGAATTAGAACGTGAGCGACTTGATTTTGAGTTGCAGCCTCATCGTAAGGCTGCTCGTAATTCTGTTTCTATCGCTGGAACATCCCGTTCTAAGCGTACTATTTAAGAGGTTTTTATGATTCAATTTATCGTTTCCGTTCAGGACCGTGCTTCTCAAACTTTTGCACGTCCTTTTGTTGTTCCTCATCGCAATATTGCTATTCGTGACTTTACTGATGAGGTGAACCGGGCTGATGGCCAGAACCCTTTGAACAAGCATCCTGATGACTATGACTTGTATTTTTTGGGTGAGTTTGATGATTCCACTGGTAACATTGTTTGTGGTGACCCTTTTGTTCTTGTCCGTGGCAAGGACGCTTTGTTAGTTTCTTAACCTCGGGGGCTTCGGCCCCCTCTTTTTTTGGAGTTTTTATGCATCGCAATGCTTCGGTTAATGCTCATAGCTTCGCTATGGTTCCCAAGTCTGATATTCCACGTTCTTCATTCAATATGCAGAAGACGTTGAAGACTACTTTTGATTCGGGTTATTTAGTCCCGATTATGTGTGAGGAGGTTCTGCCCGGTGACACGTTTAATGTTAAAGCGACTATGTTTGGTCGTCTTGCGACTCCTCTTTTTCCTGTTCTTGATAATTTACATTTGGATTCTTTTTTCTTCTTTGTTCCTAATCGTTTGATTTGGAACAACTGGGTTAAATTTATGGGTGAGCAGGAGAATCCATCGGATTCGATTTCCTACACTATTCCACAGCAAGTTTCGCCTGCTGGCGGTTATGCTGTTGGTTCTTTGCAGGATTATTTGGGTTTGCCTACTGTTGGCCAAGTCGGTGCGTTGAATACTGTTTCGCACAATGCTTTGCCTGTCCGTGCTTACAATTTGATTTTTAACCAGTGGTTTCGTGATGAGAACCTACAGAATTCCCGTACCGTGGATAAAGGTGATGGGCCAGACGCGGCCCCCGCTACTAACTACTCAATCCTTCGACGTGGCAAGCGTCATGATTATTTCACTGGCTCGCTGCCGTGGCCGCAGAAAGGCGGAACCGCCGTTACTTTGCCTTTAGGTACTTCTGCACCTGTTAAGGGTTTGTACGTTAACAATTCTGCTACTTTATCTACTGCTGGCGCTCAGCCAATTGGTACTGCTGCTGCGAATACTTTGTCTATGTCAGCTATTGGCTCTATGTATGGAGCCTCTAAGTCTGCTGTTGGTACTGCTGCTGCTACTGCTTTTTCTGATGCTAATGCTAACGTTTTTGCCGATTTGTCTTCTGCTACCGCAGCTACTATTAATCAACTTCGCCAGTCGTTTCAGATTCAGAAGTTATTGGAGCGCGATGCGCGGGGCGGTACTCGATACACTGAGATTATCCGTTCACACTTTGGTGTTGTTTCGCCTGACGCTCGTTTGCAGCGTCCTGAGTATCTTGGCGGTGGTTCTACACCTATTAACATTACTCCTATTCCACAGACTTCTGCTACTGCTTCCGGCACTCCTTTAGGTAATTTGGCTGCTTATGGCACTTATCTCGCTAATGGCCATGGATTTTCACAGTCGTTTGTTGAGCATGGTTATGTGATTGGTATTATTTCTGTTCGCGCTGATTTAACTTATCAGCAAGGTCTTCGTAAGATGTGGTCGCGTTCTACGCGCTATGACTTTTACTTCCCTGTGTTTGCTATGCTTGGTGAGCAAGCTGTTTTGAACAAGGAGATTTATTGTGATGGTTCTGCTAATGATTCTTCGGTTTTTGGATATCAGGAGCGGTGGGCTGAGTACC